CAGCAGACCCTGACCCGTCTGCTGTTCATCGCTGGCACCTGGGGCCGGCTGAGCGCTGATGCGGATCGGGAAGACTGAGATGGCCAAGGCACCCACCCCGGCCGACCTGCAGGCCATCTTCGGCCTGGAGCCCGAGCAAGCCATCGCCTACCTCAAGGCCAAGGGCTACGCCATCACCTGGAACTGGCAGGAGATGCTCGACCAGGCTCACGACCAGGCCTTCACCGTGGCCAAGGCGATGCGCCTCGATCTGCTGTCGGACATCCGCGCGGCCCTGGAAACCGCCTTGCAGGATGGGCAAACCCTCCAGCAGTTCATCGAGCAGCTGCAGCCAGTGCTGGAGGCACAAGGCTGGTGGGGCCAGCAGGTGATCGTCGACGGCGCGGGCAATGCCGAGCTGGTACAGCTGGGCAGTCCGCGCCGGCTGAAGACCATCTACCAGACCAACCTGCAGAGCGCCTACATGGCCGGCCGCAAGGCCAGCATGGAAGACAGCGTCGACACTCACCCGTACTGGCGCTACGTGGCCATCCTCGACGGGCGCACCCGACCCAGCCACCGTGCCCTGAGCGGCAAGGTGTACCGCCACGACGACCCGGTGTGGTCGGCGATCTACCCGCCCAACGGCTTCAACTGCCGCTGCAGGGTTAACGCGCTGTCCGGCGCTGCGCTCCAGCGCAAGGGGCTCCAGGTCGAGAGCAGTGCCGGGCGAATGCAGACCGAGACGGTCGAGATCGGCGTGGACAAGCGCACGGGCGAGATCCGCACGGCCCAGGTGACCGGCGTGCGCACCACCGACACGGCGGGCAAGCCGGTGATGTTCCGCACCGACCCTGGCTTCAACCATGCACCTGGTGCAGGCCTGGGCGACATGCTCAAGCGCAAGCAGGCCGCTGCCGGCCTTAAGGAGGTCTGAGGTGTTCACCGTCCAGCTGGAGCACCAACGCCTACAGGAAACCCTGCGCACCATCGAGTGGGCCGTGGGCGATCTGGCACCGCTGATGCGCGGCATCGCCGCCGAGCTGGCCAGCCAGACCGAGGAGAACTTCGAGGCCGAAGGTCGCCCCGATTGGCAGCCGCTGTCGTCGGTCACCACCGAGCGCCGGGAGAAGTCCGGCACCTGGCCGGGGCAGATGCTGCAGGTAAGTGCTGCCGGCTTGGCCGCCTCGATCTCCACCCACTCCGACGACAGTTCCGCCCTGGTCGGCAGCAACAAGCCCTACGCGGCGATGATGCAGTTCGGCGGCGACAAGTCAGACTTCCCCCACCTGTGGGGTGACATTCCCGGCCGTGAGTACTTGCCGATGGATGCCGAAGGCGCTCTGCAGCCCGAAGCCGAGGAAGCCATCCTCGATCTGGCCATCGACCACCTGAAAAGGGCCGCCCGCCTGTAAGGCCCTCTGGTGCGTTTTGCGGGGGTATACGCCCCGGTTCATCGCCCCACACCCCAGAAGAACGCCGTAAAGGCTTTATAAAGCCGTTTCGCCGCACTCCCACCGTGCAGCTCGGGTGCAAATCCAGCCGAGCCCTCGGAACTCCACGAAAAACTCTTTAAACCCGATTAAAAGTCTGCGCCAGGATCAGGGGGCAGGCTGTGCGCATGTACTACCACCCAAGCGCACAGCCCATGAAGCCACTCCATATCTTCAAGCCCGGCAAGCACGTCGCCATGAGCGGTGCCAGCCTCAACTTCAGCGAGTCCGACCTGGCCGCCACCGTGCGTGCCTACGACCCGGCGCTACACGAGGCGCCACTGGTCATCGGTCACCCGAAGCACGACGCCCCGGCCGCTGGCTGGGTCAAGTCCCTGGCCAACAGCGCCCAGGGCCTGATCGCCGAGCCGCACCAGGTCGCGCCGGAGTTCGCCGAGCAGGTGGCTTCCGGTGCCTACAAGAAGATCTCCGCCTCCTTCTATCACCCGGACTCGCCGAGCAACCCGGTGCCCGGCGTGTACTACCTGCGCCACGTCGGCTTCCTCGGTGCCCAGCCGCCAGCGGTGAAGGGCCTGCGCCCCATCGAGCTGGCCGAGGGCGAGGAAGGCGTCGTCGAGTTCGCCGACTTCGGCCACGAGACCAGCGCCAGCCTGTTCCGCCGCCTGCGTGACTGGCTGATCGGCGAGCGTGGCCTGGAGGTGGCCGACCAGGTGCTGCCCAACTATCAGATCGAGTCGCTGAACGAAGTGGCCCGCCGCGACGACGATCCGCGCCCGTCCTTTACCGAACCAACCCCACCCGCAACCGTCGAGGAATCCAACGTGACCCCCGAAGAAATTGCCGCCCTGCAGGCTGAGAACGCACGGCTGAAGACCCAGGTGCAGCAGCACCAGGATCAACAGCGCCAATCCCGCCAGGAAACCACTCATGCCGCCAACGTGGCGTTCGCCGAGGAACTGGTCGCCGCTGGCAAGCTGCTGCCCAAGCATACCGCCGCGCTGATCGCCACCCTGGACTTCGCCGAGGACGGCGATGCTCCGCTGGAGTTCGGCGAGGGCGATGCCCGCCAGCCGGTGTCCGCCGGCCTCAAGGCGATCTTCGGTGACCTGCCGCAGCAGATCGACTTCGCCGAGCAGGCCAGCGGCGCCCGCCGCAATGCAGACAACCCGGTCGCCGAGCTGGAGTTCGCCGAGAAGAACACCGACCCCGACCGCCTTGCCCTGCATACCCGCGCTTCCCAGCTGGCGGCAGACAAGAACATCCCCTACGAGTCGGCCGTGCGCCAACTCATCAACCAGTAAGGAGTTGAGCAGCCATGCCTGACCGTCTCAAGCAATTGCGGATCGTCGATCCGGTACTGACCAACATCGCGCGCGGCTATCGCAACGCGCAGTATGTAGGCGAGGCGCTGTTCCCGCTCGCCGACATGGATAAGGAAGCGGGCATCGTGCCGCTGTTCGGCAAGGAGGCCTTCCGCCTGTGGGATACCGAGCGAGCCATCCGCGCTCAGTCCAACCTGATGACCCCGGACGACCTCAACACCCTGGACGTGGTGCTGCGCGAGCATGACCTGGCCTACCCGGTGGACTATCGCGAGCAGGCCGAGTCGATGTTCGATGCTGAGGCCCGTGCGGCCAAGCGCGTCAAGGAAGCCATCGACCTGCGTCGTGAGGTGTCCTGTGCCGCTCTGGCGCAGAACGTCAATACCTACCTCAGCGGCGGCAAGGTCGCCCTGGCCGGTGCTAGTCAGTGGAGCGCCAGCGGTGGCGACCCGGTGGCGGTGGTCGAGACCGGCAAGGAAGTGGTGCGCTCGCGCATCGGCGTGCGCCCCAACACCATCCTGATGGGCGCCTCGGTGTACGCCGCCCTGAAGTTCCACAGCAAGCTGCAGGGCGCCCTGGGTGCCAACGAGCAGAAGCTCATCACCCTGGAGCACCTGCGCGCGCTGTTCGGCATCCAGAACATCGTGGTCGGCGAAGCGCTGGCCGGCGACAGCACCACCTCGGACATCTGGGCCGACAACCTGGTGCTGGCCTATGTGTCGCAACCCGGCGCGGGCGAGAAGTCGGACTACGAGACCCCGTCCTTCGGTTACACCCTGCGCAAGAAGGGCATGCCGGAGACCGACAAGTACGACACCAACGGCGGCAAGGTGCGCTTCGTGCGCCACACCGACATGTACAAGCCCGTGGTGGTTGGCGCCGACGCCGGCTACCTGATCTCCGACATCGTCGCCTGAGGTGAACCATGAGCGATAAAGCCAAGGCCTACCGCGTCGTGGGCATCGACCTGGACATCGACGGCGAGCGCATCCCCGAGGGCAGCGAGATCGAGCTGGTGGCCGAGCCGCCGCGCAAGCTCGCGCGCTGGCTGGAGCTGCTCGGCGAGGTGGAGCCCGTCAAGACGAGTAAGGGCACCAAGCCCGGCAAGCCGACCAAGCCCGAGGATCTGGCCAAGGGTGGCCAGCAGGATCCTGATCCCCAGGCCGGCCAGGACAACGGCCAGCAACCCGCAGCCACCGCTGAGGAGAACAAAGCATGAAGTCGCAGAAAGTGAACCTGGTCGAGTCGGTAGTCGCCGCCGTCGACCTGACCCGCCGCCGCTTCGTCGGCTTTGACGGCAACGTCTGCGCCAACGGCGTCAAGGCGCTGGGCGTGGTCGATGCCGACACCGCAGCCGGCAACGTCGCCCCGGCCAACGTCCTGGGCGTGATCCTGGTCGAGGCCGGCGCGGCCATCGCCGCCGGTGCCGAGGTGCAGTCCGATGCCAGCGGCAAGGCCATCACCAAGGCTGCCGGTGTCAGCAACGGCTTCGCCTGGGATGCCGCCACGGCGGCCGGCGATGTGATCCGCATCGTGCGCGGCATCTGAGGCCCGTCATGCACTACTGCACCCGCGCCGATATCGGCAAGGCCATCCCGGAGCTGACGCTGACTCAGCTCTCCAACGATGACCCCACCGCCGAGCTGCCCGATGAGAGCGTGATTGAGGACGGCGTCCGCCAGGCTGAAGAGCTGGTGGACGGCTACCTGCGAGGCCGCTACGACCTGCCGCTCGATCCGGTACCGAGCGTGCTGCGGGATGCGGTGGTGTATCTCACCCGCCACTGGCTGTACCAGCGCCGCCCCGAGGGAGCCATCCCCGAGGCGGTGAAGGACAGCCGCAAAGACACCCTCAAGCTGCTGGAAAGCATCCGCGACGGGGTGGTCACCCTGGGCATGCCCACGGGCGAGGCCGCGCCAGAGCCGGGCAAGATCCGCGCTCGCGCTCGCCGCCAGCAGTTCGGCGATGACCTCCTGGAGCGCTACTGATGGGCCAGACCGAGCAGATCCTGGACGCGCTTGTCGAGCGGCTGAAGGCCGAGCTGGGGCGCGACCTGATGGTGGAGCTGTTCCCGGAGAACCCGGCGCAGTATCGCCTCAACCACCCGCGTGGCGCCGTCCTGGTGGCCTTCGGCAAGTCGACCTTCGGCGGTTCCCAGGCCGTCGACGCGATGTTCCAGGAGCGCAACCTGGTGATTGCCCTGACGCTGGTGTTCCGCCAGCTCAATGGCAAGGACGGCGCGGTCGGCCACCTGGATCGCATCCGCGACACCCTGACCGGATGGTGGCCACCGCACTGCGACCAGGCCTGCCGACCTGTCTCCGAGCGCTTCATCGGTCACCTGCAGGGCGTCTGGCAATACGGCCTGGACATCGCAACCCGTGCAACCCAATTGCAGGCCATGGCTCCTTCCAGTGGGCCGCTGCTGACTCAAACCCTCTACGAGGAACAACCGTGAAACTGACTCGTTACCTCTACAAGGGCCCGCAGAGCGGCGCCCAACTGCGCGTAGGCGCCAAGGCCGAGCTGCTCGAAGTCCAGCTCCATCCAGGCAAGCCGGTCGAGCTGCCGGCTGACCATGACTACACCAAGGTGCTGATCGCCCTGAAGCACCTGGAGCCCATCACCGAGGAGGCCGCTGCGCCTGCTCCGGTCAAGAAGGAGACCCGTCAATGACCGCCAACTACCTGCACGGTATCGAGACCACCGAAGTCGAGCGCGGCCCGCGTGCGATCAAGGTGGTCAAGTCGGGCGTGATCGCCCTGGTCGGTACCGCACCGGCCGGCCCGGTCAACGCACTGACCCTGTCCCTCAACGAGGTGGACGGCGCCCAGTTCGGCCCCGAGACCCTGGACGGCTTCAGCATCCCGCGTGCCCTGTCCGGCATCTACGACTACGGCGCCGGCACCGTCCTGGTGATCAACGTGCTCGATCCGGCGGTACACCGCAGCAACGTGGTGGCCCAGGAGCGTCAGTTCGGCGACAACGACCAACTGCAGCTGGGCCATGGTGCCCTGCAGCTGCTAGCCCTGAAGTCCGCGGACGGTGCGACCACCTACGTGAAGGACACCGACTACAGCGTGACCATGCTCACCGGCAAGGTGAAGCGCTTGGCAGGCGGCGCCATCGCGGCCAACGGCCAGGTGAAGGCCGACTACACCCATGCCGACCCCAGCCTGGTCACCCCGGCTGACATCATCGGCGCGGTCAACATCGCCGGCCAGCGCTCGGGCCTCAAGGCGTTCGCCGACAGCTACAACCTGTTCGGCTTCTTCCCCAAGCTGTTCATCGCGCCGGGCTTTTCCACCCTCAACTCGATCAGTGTCGAGCTGATCGCGGCTGCCGAGCAGATGGGGGGCATCGCCTACATCGACGCGCCCATCGGCACCACGGTGCAGCAGGTGATCGCTGGTCGCGGCCCGGCCGGCGCCATCAACTTCAACACCAGCAGCGACCGGGTGCGCCTGTGCTACCCGCACGTCAAGGTGTACGACGCGGCCACCGATGGCGAGCGCCTGGAACCGTTGTCGATCCGCGCCGCCGGCCTGCGCGCCAAGGTCGACCTGGATGACGGCTACTGGTGGAGCAGCTCCAACCGCGAGCTGGTCGGCGTGATCGGCCTGGAACGGCCGCTGACCGCTCGCGTCGATGACCCCAGCAGCGAGGTCAACCTGCTCAACGAAGTGGGCATCACCACGGTGTTCAACAGCTTCGGCACCGGCCTGCGCCTGTGGGGTAACCGCACGGCGGCCTGGCCGACCGTGACCCACATGCGCAACTTCGAGAACGTGCGCCGCACCAAGGACATCATCGACGAGTCCATCCGCTACAGCTCGCTGCAGTTTGTGGACATGCCGATCACCCAGGCGCTGATCGACAGCATCACCGAGAGCGTCAACCTGTTCGGTCGCAAGCTGACTGGCGACGGCGCCTTGCTGGGCTTCGAGTGCTGGTACGACCCGGCGCGCAACCCGCAGACCGAGCTGGAGCTGGGGCACCTGCTGTTCAACTACAAACTGACGGTGCCGCTGCCGTTCGAGCGCGGCACCTTCGAGACCGAGATCACCGGGGAGTACCTGGCCAACCTGAAGGGGGCTGCATAAATGGCAGGCTTTAGCGCACACCGCATCACCAACAGCAACCTGTACCTGGGCGGCCGGGACTTCTTCGCCAAGGCCGAGGAGATCGAGCTGGGCAGCGTCAAGGCGGTCATGTCCGACTTCCAGGGCCTGGGCATGGTCGGCTTGATCGAGCTGCCGGACGGCCTCGACAAGCTGGAAGGCAAGATCGTCTGGAACAGCCTGTACAAGGAAGCCGCGACCAAGCTGGCCAGCCCCTTCAAGACGATCCAGCTGCAGGCCCGAAGCAACGTCCAGGTGTTCAACAACGGCGGCCTAGTAGACGAGATCCCCCTGGTCACCCTGATGACCATCATGCCCAAGGAATACAACCTGGGCAGCTTCAAGCCGCGCGACCCGTCGAAGTTCGAGACGCCATTCTCGGCCATCTACGTGCGCCAGCTGCTGAACGGCGAGGAGGTGCTGATGCTGGATTACCTGGCCAACATCTTCCGCGTGGGCGGTGAGGATCAGCTGGCCAAGTACCGGCGCAACATCGGGCAGTCTTAGCCATGACGGATGGGCATGGATGCCCAGGACAAGGAAGTCACCCTGAAGCCCCGCCCAGTGCGGGGCTTCTTTTATCCCTTGGTTTTCAGGCTGTGGATATAGCCGCGCAGGTGGGTCATCGCGGCGTGCTCGGGGCTGAGCCCGCGTAGCATGGTGCGGCGCTCACTGCCATCGGGCAGATAGGTCAGTAGCTCGTCGCCGACCTGGATATAGCTCGCCGAGTAGGTCTCGCCCCCATGCTCCAGGGTGATTTCTTCTTCCATGGTTGTCTCCAGTGAGTGTGCCTGCCGCTCTCTTTAAACCAGATTAAAAGGCAGCGCCACTGTTCGGCGCGATGCTCAGGGCTCTTTCAGAGCAACCCACCTGGAGCATCACACATGGCTGACAAACCCCACGTAACACTCAAGCATCCGTTCACCACCGCCGCCGGCCAGAAGGTCGCGCGCTTGGAGTTCCGTCGCCTGACCGTGAAAGACCTGCGCGCCGCCAATGAACAGGCCGCTGGCAATGCAGCGCTCGAAGAGCTGGTGCTGATGTCGCGGGCGGTCGGTCTCGTCGTGGAAGACCTGGATGCCATGGATATCGCGGACTACAAGTCTGCCCAGGAGCAGTTTCGGCTCCTGTCGGATTGATACCCACCACCTCGAGGAGTGCGAAGCCTTGCTCGCCAGGTGGTTCCGCTTTCAGCCCTCAGAGATCGAGCAGCTGACAGTCGAACGCTTCCTGACCTGGTGCGAGCAGGCCGAGCAGCAAATCCGCCAGCAAAGCGAAGCCGCCCGTGAGCAACCGCAGCCTTAGAGTAGGTCTAGAGATCGGCGCATCCGCCCGTGGGGTTCTTCCCCTGCTGGGTGGGGTGCGCCGTACCCTTACGGGCCTGGGCGATACGGCCAGCAAGCTGACCCGCCAGCATGCTGAGCTGGGAGCCTCGATCCAGCGCAACCTTGGCACGTTGGCGCCCAGCACCGTGGCAGCGCTGAACCGGGACTACGTTCGCCTCGGGCAAACCCTAGATACCGTCCGGCGCAAGCAGGAGCAGTTGGCCGCTCGCCTGGCTCGCCGCGATCAGCTGCGCAACCAGCGGGCCGAACTGCGCTCCGGTGTGCTGGAGACCGTTGCCATCGGGGCGAGCGCAGCGCTGCCGGTCAAACTAGCCATCGACTACGAGTCGGCGCTGGCCGATGTGAAGAAGGTGGTCGACTTCGATACGCCGGATGGCTTTGCCAAGCTCGGCGACGAGTTGCTCAGGATGACCCGCACGTTGCCCTTGACTGCTTCTGAGCTGGCATCGATTGCCGCCAGTGGCGGTCAGTTGGGTGTTGCAGCGGCGGATATCCCCAAGTTCACCGAGACCGTGGCAAAAATGTCCACGGCATTCGACATGGCTGCCGAAGATGCCGGTGACTCGATGGCCAAGCTGGCCAACGTGTACCAGATCCCGATCTCGCAGATCGGCCGCATCGGCGATGCGATCAACCACCTGTCCAACGCCTCACCGGCCAAGGCCCGCGACATCGTGCAGGGCTTGAATCGAGTGGGTGGTGTGGCCAAGCAGTTCGGTCTGGTTGAGACCGAGGCGGCGGCCTTGGTCAATGCCTTCGTCAGCCTGGGCAAGCCGCCCGAGGTGGCCGGCACCGCCATCAACGGCATGCTGGCCAAGCTGGCCACCGCCGACAAGCAGCCGAAGAAGTTCCAGCGTGCCCTGCAGGAGATGGGCATGACGGCCGAAGGGCTCAAGGCTGCCATCGCCCAGGATGCGCAGGGTGCGCTGACCAGCTTCCTGAACACCCTGAGCAAGGTACCGAAGGCCGACCAGATGGGCGTCCTAGTCGATCTGTTTGGCCTGGAGTATGCCGACGATGTGGCGGTGCTGGCCGGCTCTATGGACACCTACGCGAAGTCCCTCGCGCTGGTGAATAAGGCCTCGAACTACGAAGGGTCGATGGAGAA